TGAAGATATAAGACATAACTGCAGACTATCGACAAATCATGGGCTTCTCCTCTACCTAATCCTTTCTCCGGTCTGTATTTCTCCACTTCTGATTATCAGATCTCCTCCATCCTTATGGTTATGCGTAAGGCGATTAGACTATAGCTCTAACTGACGAACGACCGCAGGTTTTTTCTATGTTGGTGGTGGTGGCTACAGGATCGGCCCGTAAGTCGACCAGTGAAACGCGAGACGCGGGATTACGGTCATAAGAATGTACCTCATGCCAGGCCTGTCGACCTGAACATGTATACCAGGCATGTTCCACGCACTAATCGTCTCGATGGTTTTGGGGCCTGGTCCATTGTACAGGTCATCGATTTTCTCAGATAGAGTCCGCAGCGAATCCGGTCCGTCGTACTCCTCTACCAACCAGCACAAGGCAGCAACCCACTCAGCCCGGTCCATGATCTCATCTCCGTGGAACTCGCCCCGGTATCTACCTCGAAGATCATCCAGCGACTCGATGACGGCGTGGGCCGCCTCGATCACGGTGGTGGCATTCCGTATTAGGCCTCTGCTTAGGTAATCTAGCTGCTCTCCCAGGTCTGGGGCGAACATGGGTCTGGCTGCCTGTGTTGGGGGTGCATATGTGGCCGCGACCTCAACGGACGGAGAGTATGACTGGAACGGATCGGACGATCCGACCATATTGAGCCCCACCACGTAACTATCGTGACCCTCGTGGATTGATCCTGGCCCTAGCTGGTATAACCTCACGTCGCTCTGGGCACTCCACAATCTGCTCACAAGCCCTAGGACACTAGTGAGAGACCCTAGCACTTTCACCAGCAGACGACCATCGTACCCAATCTTCGACAGCGCGGTGATCATCTCTACAGAGGGAGTCTGCGCAGATAGTTCAAGATCCGCCACCACCAATCGTGTGAGAGGAGTTATCGCAGCTTGGAGGACAGACGGGTCAAGAGCGTCTCCGGTCGTTTCGAACACAACATTGCTGTAGACAGCTCCGGGTACTCCAACACAGTCCGGAGGTGCCCCTCGGCCCTCTCGCAGCACGTCTGGCGGTATGGCGGCTTCCAGGTCGAGCCCTTCTGAAGCGCATCCGAGGGACGCCAGAACTCGTTGAATAGCGCCCGACCCCGTGCCGAGCACCACACTGCTGGCGATGCCTTTCGCCTCCGCCTTGAGGATTGGGTACCAAAGCGAGCCCACCGTCGAGTACGGCGCAAAAGACTGACGAGCTCTACGCATGAACAAGTCCCTGTCGGGCAACTGGGTCTCGGGTGCCCTCACCGCTACCATGCCTGCAGAGACTCGGAGCTCTGTCCCAACTCTCACCGGGACCCTGACATTGTCCCCGGGCAGGTATCGTTCTCTTAGCCTGGGAATGGGTTCGATCACCACTCGACTCCACTTCCTGGCCCTTCGAAGACAGTCCTCTGCAGATGCGGCCACCCCCTGCATTGGGCGGTCAAACATAGAGTCGATGGGAAGGGCCTCATCCCCTAGTATGTCGTGATTGAAGAAGAGGATAGCTCGGAGCCTCGCGGAGTACTCGAGGAACACAGATCCTAGCACGGCCAACTGATGGGCCTCTCGCATCAGCTTCCTACACCTCTGGAACTCCTTCCTGATCTCCCCCATGGTGGTTTGAGGGCACCGAGCATTGCAGATCCACAATATTCTCGAGATCTGGGCGCAGACCGAGTCGATGTCTGAGACTGCATCTCCCATGTTCGGTAGAACTAGATCTACCTCAGGAAAGGCGAACGCCTGCGACAGAGACATATTGAGGATGTCGGAGCCAAGCATCTGCTCGAACCTCTTCCTTCCCTCCCTCGACCCATTCCGTCCGGGAGCGGCCTCGGTCATATAGTGCGCCCACGATCCGGGGTGGCGGCGCCCCTCCCTGAGAGTCCCAGAGTATGTCAGCTCACTTATGATAGACGCAACTCTCAAGCTAAGAGCAGTGGGCTTGTGTCGGTCTACGGGCGCTGAAGAAGTCATGATGTATCGATAAGCCAGTAGGTGCGCCCCAGCCACTACAGACGCTTGATAGATGGTCTCTGCTCCAACTGCGTAGAATAGCGCCTCATCCAGTTCGTCGTATCGGACCGCATTTTCTGCCTCTTCGAGGCGTGTGGTAACGACCCTCTTCCTCAGCAAGATCGTGAACAGGGATCCAGATAGTACCCTTAGGTCCACTTCGAGAGGGAACGGGATCTCCTGCACGCGGGCGAGGACTTTCTCGCGTTTCACCTGCAGGTCGTCAATGTGGACCAGTGGGTTGCCAGGACAGCTGGCCAAGTTGGGGAGCCAGGTGAATGTCTCGTCCAGGGCGAACTCCGGCTCTTGCAAGGGCTCGACATAGGTCACGTCTACAGGAAGGGTGAATCGTCGCTTTGAACCGTTGGAGACCTCAATTCGTGAGAAACTCCTCGCCCACTCGATCCCCGTGCAGAAGAACATCTGGAACACCAGCGGGTAATCTATCTCCCCCCCTGATACTCCCGGAATTCGGTCCGTGTTGAAGGCGACGTGTTCCGCGACTCTAAGATTTCCGAGCGGACGGACAGCTCCTTTCGATCCGATCTCCCTATATCTATGCGCCAGTGCGCCCCCGTCGACGGTCGGGAGCACTAGACGAATCTCGTCAAGGTCGTAGTCACACCTGCTTCTGCACACCAGATTCATGAAGTCGCGGATCTCGTCTTGATATCCGGCGGATGTCGCAATTACAGCGAGTTTCTTCAGGTCTCCGACGCTCGGACCCTCTTTGACCTCGTACTCCTTGCCGACGGTGTGCTCTTTAGTGAGACCCCCGAGGTACGGTCGATACGGTCCGCGTTTGGTCAAGTCTTTCACGGAAGAGGCGACCACGACTTCCACCCCACCTTTTTGACGGTTCCCGGGATTGGGTAGAGAGTCAAAAGGGTGAATCACGCTCACTCCGATGACTGGTTTCCCCCAATACCCTCGCAGCCTCTCCGCCAAATGGTATGAGCTTCTCGCTAGCTCCTCGAACCTACACTCACGAGCAGCTCGTGCGACAAGGAACCTCATGAACGCCCCTTCAGACTCTGCGATCCCTGCCTTCTTCACCAGAGATTCGAGATCGACTCTACCTTTAGCCGATGAAACTAAAGTGCGGGTCAGGGTGAACATCTTCTTGATCTTCATCGCCGCACCGTACGAGGACAGCGTCATTAGATCAGAAAGAATCGTGGGGGCGAACGGAGTCACCGCTGACAGAAACTTTGTCATCTTGTCTCTCTCTGTGGCGTAGTGGCGAACAACTGGGCCGATGTGGACATTCCGTCCTTGAGATACCCGCTCTTCTGTTGCTCCCTCGTAGAGAGACGTGGCTTTCCGCGATGAGAGCAGAGGAATCGCGAACGGGTCGTCCAAGAGAACCCCCACCTTCGGGTTCGTCTCCATTAGCACTCCTGTTGCGAGACTATGGAGGTACCGGAGAGTGGCTGGACCGCCTATTCTCCTGGAGCTGGCGATCGAGCTTGTTAGTATGTCAGGCTCTCCAGATGTCAAAAAGGCAGAGAGGGGAGAAACTGGGAGTCCTCCGAGGCAGGACGGCATGACCAACGATAGTTCTATCTCATCATCACTAAGGTCCTTCGTGATCTTCTGGTACGGTCCGACACCCGCAATCCCGTCTCTCACGAAAATCTCTCCCCACAGGACAGAAAGATCCCACAGTCGCCCAGGACACGGTGCATTGGACCCCGCTGTGATGTGGGAACTGTAGATCGCCCCCATAGATGCTGAGAAAGTCGAGACATCCTCGGTGGTTCTCGGCCCAGCTTGCGAGGCGAGATGCAGCACCTTCGGCACGTGCTGCCCTTCCAGGTAGTAGTCCTTTGAGTATGTGATTTGGACTGTTGACTCTATGAACTCCTCCGGCTTAGCGACGTGATTGAAGTCGGAGCATGTGGCCTCGAACTTCTTGGCGACGTAGTCGATGATGTCTTCGTCATCCCGAGGGTCACTAGCATCCCAGGTGATGGCGAGAGTCTGATTGTCACCCTGGCCTAAGAGCATAAACGAGCATGGCTCTTCTTTAAGACACAAATACGCCATGAGGATCGTCAGGAGCGTCCAGAATGCTTGGTCAATCCCTTCAAAACCGCCCTTGTGTCCGTACCACATGTTGTCGGTGGACCTCATACCTCTGGTTCCATCCTCTAGCTGCTCGATTCTAGCATCTCCAGCTAAGACCGCTATCTCGCTTTCCGCGAAGAACTCGTGCGCCCTCCCGAACATGCCCAGAACCCCACACAACACGTCCGCCATCTCGCCCACGTGCCTGGACCAGAAATGCCGAAAGAGCAAGTTCCAACTGCTCAAGTCGAGCTCTAAGAAGAACGTTCTCTCGTGTTCCTTCTTCCTCGACAGCTCCCTTAATGTAGAACGCAGCTGTGCCTGACCCATCGTCATGCTCGTGAACGGCAGGTATTTCAGCAGCTTGGCTTTCACGTTCTCCTGAATAATGGAGAAGCACAGTCGAGCGCGGATAGTGAGCATGCAGAACATCCTACCTTGCTTCTTGAACTCGCACTCTTTTGGATACAGCAGGATCATCTTATCGTCATCGCTGAGTCCGGTCGTGCTCCACTGATGCATCAGCGCTCTCGTGTCGATGACTGGGGCGTCGAGCATCTGCAAGAGAAGTCTCCTGAGGTCCCTCTCTAACCCGGGAACAGAGTTGTAAAAGTCCGCCAAGGCTGCCCGTCCGGGAGAGCAGCTTTTGTCCTTGAACAGATGGAGGTAATTCTCGTGGTAATCGAACTCTTCGATCTGTTGCATCTCAGCATGGAACCAGTCATCTAGAGGATATGATTGGTCTGTGACATTAAGCCACGCTGATCGGTGGAGCTTCTCAAGGGTGGTATGAGTGCCCGGTCGGAACAAGATCGGAGGCCATCTCCCATTGATACGGACGTACTCCTTCAGGACCAGATGGTTGAAGAGGTACCCGCTCTCGTACACCTGAGACGGTCGAGTGCGATCAGGGGCAGTCGCTAGCCTCCGCGACTTCGCCGCCGAGGTTGACGGGTCGATGGTCGGGTGCCCGGCGAGCCTGATCATGGGCGAGAGCTCAACAGCCGCTTCGTAGCTGACTACTCTTCTCACGATGGCGTCGAGACGATCCATCCAGTGAGTCTCTTTCCCGAGATCAGCAAGTTTCTCCTTGTACTTCCCGATCATTCGCTCGTACGGGCTCTCCCTGGCCCACGATCGCTCTCGTAAATAACTGGCCCAGGTCTTGAAGACTGCTTCGGGGGCCTTGGCAACGTCGTAAACAACGTCTCCGCAGGCTAAGACCATGTCTAGTTGCCACATGCCGACCTCGAGCGCCACATCGCAGATATCGATCCCACACTCTTCGCTTCTACCTAGAACGCAATCGGCCACGAAGAGCTTCACTCTCCGCTGAAGAGCGTCATGGATGCAGACGAATACATCGATTCCGCAGAGGGTCACCACGCCATCAAACTCGAACGCACAGAATTTTGGTCCTAGGTGAACTTTTCCGTCGAACAAGCTGCACGAGACAATCTCGGTTCCGGACGATGCATCAGACACCCTGCGCCGCTCGTTCAGAGCCAGCTCGAACGGTCTAAAAGAGCCATAAGCTTCACGGACTCGAACGCCTTGAAGAGCACGTCCGTCGAATTCGATATCACGGAACACCTGACGCCTTGTCCGAATCAATTTCCGGGCCACTCGTGTAGAGGGCAAACGCGCCGGTGAGAGAGCGCCCTTCCTCCACGAGGAAAGAATCACTCTCGCAGAGGTCTCTTCATCTCCCACTACCATTGTCGCTGACGGGCAGCGCTTTCGGACTGCCGCGACCCAACGTTCTTCTTGCTTGAAAGAAGCCGAGGCTCGGATCGCAGGGTCGGAGGATCGACCTTCGAGTGCGCAGCGCAGCTTTGTGGCGGTGGTCGACAAGAGCGGACTGTTGAGGCCTTGAGGTATCGTCTCTAAGTAAACCTTCTTCGCTCGGAAAGCAAAGTCGTCAGCCTCGTCGTCCATGAGCTCGGCAAAGTCATCGAACAGAAAATCGTCCTCTTCATCGTCGAAGCGTCTAGACCCAAGGAGAGATCTAAGAGAGGAGAAATACTGGTTGATAGAGAAGTCCATAAGATTGTTTGGTTGATCTTAACCGGTTTTTTCTATATTCGAAGTCGCGCTCAAGCCTTCCTCTCTACACAAGATCTGCAGGCTGGAGGCCCTCATCCCGCTCATCCTCGCTCAGTCTTGATTGTCCTGGGTACACATGAGCTTGCGCCGACTCGTCCTCTTCATCCAGATCGTCTTCGTCCTCGCTCGACTCGTCAAGGAAATCTGCGACGCTGAGCGGAGCATCGGGGACTCCGCAGTCCCGCACCATGGATTCCTTGAACGAGTTCACCATCTGTGGGCCGAATCTGAACATCACGGACTCTAGTATAATCATGTAAGAGTGGATAAGGCACCCCGGGGGGAGGAAACGCTGATCTTTTGCGAGATCGTACATCAGCTCTGCGAACTCGCACAGTCCATAATTTGCGGATTGGTTGTACTCTACGAATAGATCCCTATAGCGCTCCGAGTCCTTCACGGCGACCACGAGGTCTACGAGATCCAGTTTTGGAAGGGTCTTTCGGCGCGAGATCACGTCGCTCATGGTCCACACTCCCCGGTCATCTTGAGTGAAAGCCAGGTACTCCGCAAATGAATACATGACGCGCAGCGGAGTTGTGGTTGAGCGGAGCCTCGTGATGTCGTCAAGGGTCACAACCACCCCGTCTACCTCGGGGGATTCATGCCTTGAGAACACATCATGGTAGTAGGTGATGTCCGAGTCGAAGAATCCCTCCTCGCGGTGCCTCATCTCGGCCGCGGCTATCTTCGATCCCGCGCCAACAGCGCGATGTATGTCGCCCATTTCAAGGGCCCACAAAAGTCGGACGGCCCAGCCGTAGGCATAGATGCGGGCAGGAGAGCTCATGTTTTTCTTATGTTGGTTGATCTTGCCTGCTTTCTTCTCCCCCCGACGACCGTCCTGATCAGAATCCCTTGAAACGTCTCGGAGCCGGACCCTGCACCGAGGGGTTCGGGGCAGAGACAACTTGGATGGAGGGGCCTGAAGGAGGGCTGGTCCAGGTTGCCGCGGCAGGGGCTGGCCCGTGATGAGAGACCTTGAGCTTAGCGTCCAGCTCGTCGAGCTTGGTCAAGAGCTTCGCCATGTCGTTGCGGGTCTTGTCTTCTCCCTCTGCCCGCCTATCTCGCTCGCGCTTGAGGTCCTCTCGAAGCGACTCGACTTCTTTCCGGTGCGCGTTGACCTCGTCGACCAAGGCGACGACAGCGTCTGCGAGCCGTCGATCCGACGCCGCAGCGGCGATCTGGGTGAGCTCCTCATAATTGGGACCCTTGTACTCGGACAGCCCTCTCCCGGTCTTCTGACTTTCGTTTCCGCCGCTGCGAGAAGACAGCACAGAGGTCCTGCCGCCTCGAGAGGGACCGAATGCGGCCTGGACGTTGGTGGGAGAGTACGTGCCAGACGGCCCTGAGTAAGGAAAGAGGCGCGTCTCCTTCGGGTTGTAAGAAGGTCGGATGGCTGGGGAGGGGGCAAGACCTGATCCAAATGCCCAGCCACGGAGGCCAGCCGTGCGGGGGTCAGAGTGCCCTGTTGGGATATCCTTACCCTTTCCCTTCCCTTTCTCCGCAGAGTCAAGTGCACCTGTCAACCGATCGATGCTATCGTCGACAGTCTCATGCCCCTCCTCCCCCGTCACCTCTTGATCTCCCGGTTCGAGGGAAGATTCAGCTGGAAGGTCTATGACCGGCGCCAGAGAGGGATCCTCTCGAAGAGACCCCCGGCGAGAGACTGCATCTCTAGAGAAGAAGTCCAACCTTGGCTCCCACGTGATATCGTCCTCGACCGGACCCCCGTGCGACGTCTCCCCCCCGAAGTTTAGAAGAGCCTTCGGATCGACGTGGAAGCTCATCTTCCGACTATCGTGAGGTGCAGTCATGTCAGACATAAGGCGATGTGAAGAGATTATGAGCTTGTTGGTTGAACTCAGCTAGTTTTTTCTATATTGATGATACGCATTCGGAGACCAGCTAGTCGGAGGCTCAAGCGCGAGGGGGGACGTAGATGCGGAGGGCGGCGTCGGGGTTATGCTCGCTGCAGACGAACTCGAATCGCGCCAGGAACGGCGACTCAGCCTGGCCTGCAGCGTAGTTCTTGAACTTCGGGTCCACGCGCGCAGAGATGTCCCTGGCCAAGATCAGCAGGTTCTGATAGTCCCGCGACCGCCCGAATTGCTCCCGGTCTCCGTTCACGACCCGCGAGAACTCCTTCCACTCATCCGAGCTCTGTGCGTACTTCTTGTACGCCGTGGACAGCGCTTTCAGCTCAGGGAGGAGCTGGGGGATGGTCTGGAGCTGTCGCCCGTACTGCGCAGCGAAATCAGAAGCCATGAAAAGGTGGGTCATCCCGGTGCCTTTCCACAGCTTGATGTTCGTCGCCACGGCTTCCGCAGCGATGGTCGGTGCGCCGTTGATCCAGCGAATCACCTCCTTCGTCATGGCCTGTCGGATTGCAGGACGCATATTGAAGTAGCCCGAGAACGCCTTCACCTTCGAGATCACAGGCAGGATCCCCCTGTAGAGTCCGAGGGTTGCATCATCGATGCCCGCCTTGTTGGAAACCGCCTTGGGGCGCCTCTCGGTAAACGCCACGAAGTTTTCCGCTGTCGGAGTCTTCGCCACACCAAACACATAAATACCGAACAGGAGTCCGGCCACCTCAGAGTTGACGAGCAAGGCTTCGTCCGTCTGCCTCCACTCAGGGAGATGAGGGAGAGGAGGGCGGATCCCTGACGCCGGGATGGTCGGCGCCGCACCGTCAGGGTAGTCATCATATAGACATTTGATCTCGTCGCTCGTGAGGGGCACACGGGTCAAGCGAGCGAGCCCAGCTGTGAGGATTTGGTCTACCGACCCAGGAGCAACCATCTCAAATCCAGTCCAGATCCACGTCTCTAGGTTGCCGGGGGTCCACGACGTTTTGTCAGAGAAGTCAAGGGACAGGAGTCCCAGGAGGATAGCAGACCTCGCCGCGACATGCTTCGGCTCACCTCCGTCCACCCCATAGTACCGGATCTGCGGCACGAAGGCCGGAGTCAAGCTGGTGGCCATGGGGGCGGGAGGAGTCATCTCGGTGTTGAGCCCTTCGAGAACATTGTCGAATCGAGACATGCTGATGCTGAGAGATTACTTGTTGGGGATGAGCTGACTTGTTGGTTGAACTCGTCTTCTTTAACGATTTTAGAAAGGATCAGGTAGAGGAGACAAGTCGGTCGATATTTCGTCTGTTTTTCTGCAGTTATGTGAAATCCC